CGTAGAGAGCAAGACAGGCGTTTCCAGAGCATCAATGGGCCTCGACCCAGATGCAATGCAGTCAACCACAAAGGCTGCTGTGCAGGCCACTGTGCAGGCCGCAGCGGGTCAGGTTGAGGTTATGGTGCGCAACCTTGCCGATGGTATGCGTGATCTATTTGGCATCATGCTGCGCTTGATGAGCAAGAATGTTGACGAAGAGCAAATGATGCGGATGAACGGTACGTTTGTGCCTGTTGACCCGCGCGTTTGGGATCAGTCAATGGACGTGAGCATTAACGTGGGCCTCGGCACTGGCCGTGAGGAAGAGAAGGCGATGGCTCTCAGCCAAGCCCTCCAGATGCAAACAATGGTTTACCAAACATACGGCCCGATGAATGGTTTGGTGAGCATGACCAACATTCGCAACACGCTGGCAGATCAGCTGGCTGTTGCAGGCATACGCAACGCCGACCGCTACTTTGCACCAATCACGCCAGAGATTGAAATGCAGATGTTGCAGATGCAGCAACAAGCACAGGCTCAGCAGGGTCAGGCCGCTGATCCAAACGCTGCGTTCTTGCAGGCTGAGCAAATGAAGGCTCAGACAAAGGCGCAGACAGACATGGCTAAGTTGCAACTTGAAATGCAGAAGGCTGCCGCAAATGATGATCTCAAACGGGATCAGATGGCGCAGGACTTGCTGGTTGATGCCGCCAAAATCTATGGCGAATACGGCACAGCGGTTGACGTTGCCCGCGTGCAGGCTGAGCAGGATAAAATGCGCATGATTGGCGGCATGGCTCAGGGAGTGCCGCAGTAATGACAACAGAAATACGCATAGAGGCCGATGAGGCACGTCGTTTGAAAAACGACACTGCATTTAAGCAGTTCATGCAGAGTGTGCGCGAAAATCAAATGCAGATTTTCGCAAGCAGTGGGGCGGCTGACGTAGCCGCCCGTGAGGAGGCGCACGCGATAATCCGTGCGCTTAACCAGATCGAAGTGAACCTTGACGCCGCGCTTGCGGCAGAGACACTTTTGGATCGCAAACAGAGGAAGTAGCACCGATGGAATCGACTACCCTAGAACAAGCCGCAGAAAGCCTGCTGGCAACCTCCGAGGAAGTATCCGCAGGAGGAGATAATCTTGACGCAGCCGTTGATGAAATTACTGAACCCGATGACGATCAGGTTGAGGAAGTTGAAGCCAGCGGTGAAGAGCAAGATGACGTTGAGGCATCCAGCGAGGATCAGGATGAGTATGATCTTGATGATGTCGAGGTTGACGACGAAGACCCTGTAGAGGCTACTGAAGACACCACTGTTTTCTCCGTCAAGGTTGACGGCAAGGAAGAACAGTGGACACTGGATCAGTTAAAGCAATCTGCTGCGGGACAAGCGGCAATTAATAAGCGGTTTCAAGAAGTTGCTGAGGCGCGCAAGCAAATTCAGCAACATGCAGCCGCATTGCAACAGCAGCAACAGCAAATCATGCAGCTGCACCAGCAAGCGCAAAACGGTGGACTGCAAGCTCCAACCCCGCCAACACGCGAGCTATTTGAAAGTGACCCAATCGGGTACATGGAAGAAAAGCTCAAGTATGACGAGGCTTACGCACAGTACGCCCAAAACATGCAGCAACTAAACCAAGTGCAGCAGCAACGGACGCAGGCTCAAGAACAGGCACGTCAAGCCTACCTTCAAGAGCAAGCCCAAATTCTGCAAAAGCACATTCCTGAATTTGCCGACCCCGATAAGGGAGACAAGCTCAAGAATAGTTTAGTCCAAACTGGCGTTCAGTACGGCTTCACGGAGCAAGAAATGGCGGCGGTTACAGACTCACGTTATGTGCGGGCATTAAATGATGCGCGCAAGTATCGCGAGCTGGTTGCGAAGCGCAAGTCAGTACAGGCCAAAGGCGAGAAAGCCCGGCCAGTGGTGAAAGCTGGAGCGAAAAAGCGAAATGATGGCAACGCTGCAACTCGTAACAAAGCGAAAACTCGCTTGCAGAAAACTGGCTCAATCGACGACGCATTGAGCTTGATCTTAAATCAGTAAGTCTTTGAAAGGACACACTAATGGCACAGCCAGCAAACACATTCGACAGCTATGATTCTGTCGGCATCCGTGAAGACCTCAGCAATGTTATTCATAACATTTCACCAGAGGAAACTCCATTTTACAGCAAGTCTGCTAAAAAATCTGCCAAGAACACTTTGGTAGAATGGCAGACAGATAGCCTTCGCGCTTCTGCTGCAAACGCTCACATTGAGGGTGACGCAACAGCAGGCGAAGCTCGCTCTGCAACAACACGTCTCGGCAACTACACACAAATCTTCAAAAACGCTGTTGTCGTTCCAGACACAGACGAAGGTTTGGACAAAGCTGGTCGTGCAAAAGAAGTTGCATACCAAACTTTGAAAATCGCCAAAGAGCAAAAATTGGACATCGAAAAAGCACTTTTCGACAACAATGCTCGCGCTGCTGGTAACTCCACCACAGCTCGTGAACTTGCAGGCGCACCAGCTTGGATCACCACCAACACTGACTTTGTGACTGGCGGTACAACAGATGGTGCAGACCCAACTGGCGATGGTACAGACGCTCGTACAGACGCAGTTGGATCATTGACAGCGTTCTCTCAAGCGAAGTTCGACGGCGTTATGCAGTCCATCTGGGAAGAAGGCGGCAAGCCAGACACAGTTTACTTGTCTGCTTTCCAAATGAATGTAGCTCTGGGCTTCACAGGTAACAACAACCAGCGTTCAGCAGTACAAGCTGGCGATGAGCGTGTTATCAAATCCTTGGCAGTATATGTAACCCCTTGGGGAAGCGTAGAATTTATGCCAAGCCGTGAGAACCGTTCGCGCGACGTATTCATCATGCAAGATGATATGTGGGAAATCGCATCCCTGCGCGGCACAAAGAACGTAGCTTTGGCAAAAACTGGCGACAACACTACTCGCCAAGTTGTGACCGAGCTTACACTTTGCGCCAAAAATGAAGCTGCCAACGGCGGCATCTTCGACAACACAACTTCTTAATTGTGTAAATTGGGGGCGGCCTGTGTCGCCCCCTTTCACCATCTGGAGGCTTAAATGAAAAAAGTTATTGTGAATGCGCTGAAAATGAAGTGCAGCAAAGGCCGGATTGAGAAGGGCGAAACAGTTATTCTCTCCGACGAAGAAATTGAGAAAATCACCAAAATTCGCCCAGCTATCTTAACTGTGCTGGAAGACGTAAAGCCAGTGGCCGCTGCGCCAGCTAAACCCGCAAAAACCAATGGCGCGAAGGTTGCCAAAAAGCCAACTAAAAGGTCGATCAATGTTAAAAGCAAATCACTCAACTAAGGTCTCTGAAAAGTTTACCGTTGACGATGATAAGATCATTATCAAGAAAACCTTTGACGCATCCCATATGCTCAAGGACGCGGCACAAGCGCGTGAGGTAACACAGAACAGCTTTGGCTCGGATTACAAGCATGTGGGCAACGTAGACATGGGTTTGCTGTCCATATGGCTTAAAGAGGCGGGCGTGTCTTGGACTGATACACAAGCGGTCAAAGATGTGTTAAAACGTAAGTTGGCAAGCAACGAATTTAGCGCCCTTCGGGTCTGGGAAGGCAGTTACTAAAATGGAAATGGACGCGATCTTGAATATACTTTTTGGAGTCGTAATCGCTGGCATTGGCTGGTGGTTAAAGACACAACGTGAGGAGCTGGATCGCCTTCGTATTCTACTGAATAGAACCCGCGAAGAAATGGCTAAAGAATACGTCACAAAGTCTGACAGCTCTGAGGTTCTTTCTCAAATTATGAACAAGTTTGATCGGCTTGAAGAGAAAATTGACAGATTGATGGAAAGATAGATGCTCTGCGCGCTGGTCTTTGTCAGCTTCGGACACGCTTGGATACAGGGCGTAGGCAATGTTCTGGTGAAGTCTTGCTACTATAACTGTGGCAGCGAGAAGATAACAAAGGCGCAATGGTATGATCGAAAGTATAGCGTGCCGCCGCACTATGTTTGTCCATTAAGGTTTGCAGACGCATGATTGAAGTTTTAGCCCTCGCAAGTGCGGTTAGCACAATATCTGGAAGCATCAGCTCTGCCGTGCAGGCTGGGAGAGATGTTGGCTCAATCCTCCCTCAGTTCGGCAAGCTGGCAAAGCTAGAAGCTGATATAAATTTAGCGGAAAAGGGCCGACACAAAGGACCGCTGGGGAGGCTTACCTCTACAGAGGAAGAGGGCTTCGCAATTGCAAACGCAAAAATGAAGCACAAAGAAGCTATGGATACGCTTCGCAGCCATTGCCAGCTATATGGACCGCCGGGGATGTGGCAAACTGTGCAACGCGAAATGGGCGCAGCCAGAGCGAGGCAGAAGAAAGCTCTTGAGGAGCAAGCCGCTAAACGTGACCGCATCTTTTACTTCATTACGATTGCGGTCGCCTGCATAGTTTTTGCAGTCGGCAGCGGCGGCTTGCTCTGGCTCGCAGCGTTGCTAGCGGATGAGGTGAGATAATGTGGGTGCTTCTTTGGTTTCAGCTTTCTGCGAGCGTCGTTCACTTCGAGGTCGGGCAGTATGGCTCTGAAAAAGATTGCACGGATGAGCTGCGCAGGGCGTCTGTTCTGGTGACGAAAAACAATGAGTATCTGCAATGCTTAAAAATTACGAAAGGTAAATAGAATGGCACACACGATACTTGATGACTGGAAAGTTCTGCCGCGTTTGATGATGCTGGCAGTCACCGTGCTGACCTATCAGGCGGTGCATTGGTTTATGGGGTTAGATGATCCCAGCGTTGCTCAGTCAGGGCTTGTTAGCGTCTGTATGGGCGCTCTCACAGGCTGCTTTGGCATCTGGATGGGTAAGGAGTCCAAAACGAGCGTAACCACCACTAATTCAAGCTCAAAAGTAGAGTATGAGGTGGGGCAATGATTGGGCAAATAATAGGATCACTCGGCGGTCTGGCTGCAAGCTACATTGACGGCAAGACTGCCGTGAAGAAAGCGGAAGCCGAGACCAAGATGAAAATTGCTACTGGCGAGATCAGCTGGGAGCAGGCTGCTATCGAGGCCAGCAACAATTCGTGGAAAGATGAAGCGTGGACCGTGGCGTTCATAGCCATCGTGCTTGGCAGCTTCATACCGGGCATACAACCTTACATGGCGCAGGGCTTTGCTAATCTGGACGCTGCGCCGCAGTGGTTTCAGTGGGCGATGTATGCAAGCATTGCGGCGAGCTTTGGCATCCGCACAGTGAGGGGGTTGAAAAAGTAATGGCTACACCAGCGAAGGGCAAAGCCCGAGTTAAAGTTACATCAAGCGGGCGTAAAGTCAGCTACGGTCAAGCGGGTAAAGCGAAAGACGGCGGGCCACGGGTCAAGCCCGGCACGTCCAAGGGTGATGCGTATTGCGCACGTTCTGCCGCGCAGAAGAAAAAGTTTCCCAAGGCTGCGGCTGATCCAAACAGCCCGCTAAATCTTTCACGCAAGCGCTGGAAATGCTCCGGCACTAAATCGAAGAGGACTTAATGAAATGGGACTGTATTCAAACATCGCAAAAAAGCGTGCGCGCATTAAAGCCGGAAGCGGAGAGAAAATGCGCAAGCCCGGCACTAAGGGAGCGCCAACGGCCAGTGCATTTAAAGCGGCTGCCAAGACAGCAAAGAAAAAGGCTAAAAAATGAGCAAGGCAATGGCAACGCTCCAAGCTAAAATCGGCGCAACAGCCGATGGCGAGTTTGGCCCAAATACAGCGCGAGCAATCGCAAAACACTTCAACCTATCCCCGGCGCGTGGCGCTCACTTGATGGGGCAGGCATCGCATGAGAGTGGTGGCTTCAAGCGCACCCGTGAAAGCCTGTATTACAGCACGCCAGAGCGCATCCAAGCTGTCTGGCCTTCGCGCTTCCCAACTGTTGCCGATGCAGAGCCGTATGCCAAAAACCCAACCGGGCTTGCTGGCAAGGTTTACGCTGGCCGCATGGGCAATGAGAATGAAGCGCAGGCCAGCCTGTACATTGGTCGGGGATTTCTTCAGTTGACCGGGCGCAATAATTATCGGGCGTTTGCGTCTGACATGGGTGTGCCGAAGGTTATGACTGACCCAGACTTGGTGGCTGACGAATATGCCTTTGAGACTGCCCTGTGGTTCTTCAATAAGAACGGATTGTTTGCCATTGCCGACGAGGGTGTGACGGATGACGCCATCAAGCGCATAACCAAGCGCGTGAACGGCGGCTATCATGGCTTGGATGATCGAAGCAACCAGAGCAAGAAAATCCACAC